CGCTATCTCCAACTTTGTTGAACTTGTTAAAGTTTTGTACTTTCTCCTCTCCGAAAACCTCAAAGCAAAATATTTGCTCTTTGCCCTCGTAACCGTCGTTGTTAGCAACTATAAAAGATTGCTTTTGCCATTCTGTTCCGGCTTTAGTTGTTCCTTTCTCTAAAGGCAAAACTGTTTTGATAACTCCATTAATTTGTAAACTCATAATTTCTATTTTTAATTGTTATTTAAAATTTTATCGTAATCGATGATTTTCTCGGTGTTGTTGATACTTTAGGTACATCGTTTCCATAAGCATCAATTATTGTTTGGTGTTGTGCTAACTTTAATAGTTCGGCACGTGCATCCAAATCAGCTTTTAACTGTTGGTAAATCTCATCCTCTGAATAGTTGATAGTGTTACCGCCGTTTACTGGTGTAAATTCAACTCCGTAAACGTTTGCTTTCTCTTGTGGTAAGTGCTTACGCATTTCAGTATCGGCAGAGTTTACAACTTCTTTCAATCGGCATAGGTTTGCCATAAATTGCATCTTATCTACTTCTCCGCTTTCGAGTAGATTGTTTACCAATTCAACTCCAGTTTGTATAGCTTCCTTTTTAGTAAAAGTTGGCTCGTACATTGTTGCCATTTCTTCGGCTCTTAATGCTATATGCATTTCGCTTGTTTGTCCCATTACGCTGTTAATTTTAGTTTTAAATCCGTTGTTAGTTTGGCTACTGCGGTTTGTTCGGCAGTAGTGAATGACTTATAAGTAGTTGCTAATTCCTCTACTGTTTTACAAGACTTTAAACGAGTTTCTAAGCGTGGAATATCAAGTTGAACGATACTTTTTGTTGCTTCGATTGGTGCGCTTGTTTTACGTTGGTCGTTGTCAATATCATCTTCATCAGTAGCGATGTGGAAATACTTTAGTAAAAAGTATCTTTCGGCATACGTTAAAGCACTACCCACACCTTTATCCCAATCGTTTTGACCGTTTGCCCCGAATAGATTAACATCTTTCTCGCCAGTTTCACAATCAACCCAAGTGAATTGCATCATTATTTTTGAAAGTATTTCAGACTTGCTCCCTGATTTGGTGGCGTAGTCTTGTCTTGTGTTATCGATACTTAACACTTCTTGTTTTAAAAGCAATCCTAATTCGTTCATCATTGGTTTGATTTCTCCGAGAAGTTTATCGCCGGTAACATACTTATAGTTATAGGTTGCTTTGTCTTTTCCTAAACCATTTATCTTTTGTTGAATGGTTAGTAGTTTTTGGTAAATGTTCATAATGTTTGTTTTTTAAATTAGTTCTAAATCTCTAACCGAGTAACTGTTTGTAAATCCGCCCCAGTCTACTATAACTCTGCTTGACGATTCGTAAGTCTTAACCACTCCGATAGTGTCTTTTGGGTTGTGTCTGTCATCCTCTTTGTAGTACTGCGATGTTTCTGCTAATTTTACTTGTGTTCCTTTTGTCATAATGTTATAGTTTGATTTTAAATTTTTCGTTTAACCATTGCTCGAATGTAATTCCAACGTAACTACTACTAAATGATTTGTGCATTTCATACTGAGCATCTTTCCAACATTCTCTTAACTGATCTACGGTGTAGATGTTCTTTAGTGCTTCCTGATATCCTTTTATAAATCCATCTCTTTGTAAGTCTGGAGAGTAAGGATATTTTTTCCCTTTGATTTCGATTTCAGTATCGGGATAAATCTGTTTTGATAATTCTTGTAGACCCATTAGAATAAGTTATTAAGTTGTTGTAAAGGGTTTTGAAACATCTCATCGAGTACGTTTGGTTTTACCTCTTCAAAGTTGGCTACTTCCCAATCGTTAACGATGTCTTGAAATAGGTCTTTAGCTTGTTTTAACTCGTTCTCTAAATAGGCGTTTCTTTGTTCTAACGCTTGGATTCTGTCGCTTTGGTATTTGATTAAATCTTCCATAATGTGATTATTAAAAAGGTTAGTGTAAAAGCTATCGAAAGTGCGATTAACATTTCTTTAGCGGTGTTAAGAATAAATCTTAGTTCTTTGCGGTCTTGTTCTGTTAGTTTCATATTTGCCATATTTGTATTAAGTATTTAACAATGTTTTCCGGTATGTGGTCAAAGCTTGTGTAGTGTTCAACTCCCTCAGCTTTATTGTCTCGGTTGAAAAAATCCTCAACTCTTTTGCGGTTTTCTGCTGTTAGTTTCATAATCCTTTTTCTTTTTTATAGATTTCTAATAGTTGTATTCCTCTAATAATTCTATTTGGATGTTCTCGCTCTTTTTCAATTAACCACTCTGCAAATCCAATAGCAAAATCTTCTGCTATTTTTACCAACTGTTTTGAATCATCTGATATTGGAATAACATAATATTGATTCTTTGAGTCTTTGCACTTATCAAACTTTTCTTTTAGTGTCATAGCGTTGGAGAGGTTAAGTCATAAAGCATTTGCTTAGTGATAGATTTCACTTCGTAAAAGTGGATGCCGTTGTAATCCATATTCACTTTAAAGGTTCTGTTTTGAAAATCTTTATAGAATAAAAGGGTAAACTTTGTAGCGAAGTCTTCGATGTTAGTCGACATTGAAAACGCTCCGACTTTATCGCCCATATTATAACGGGTTGGTTTGCCTATTTTAAGACCTAATTCCGCTATCTTATTAAATGATAGTGATTGTCTTTGCCCATCGATAAGAACGTTTATTCTCGTCGCTTTGTGTCCTTTGGTTTTAATGTTTGTTGTCATCTTAATAGTTTTTTATAGTTTTCTATTTCTTCTCGTTTGGTTAGTTTCTTTTCTTTGGGTTGCTCTTTGCTTTCGATAATTGCGATTGCGTGTTTAAGTGCTTCGACTATTTCAGTTGTTATCATCGTTTTGTTCGTTTAAGGTTCGACTGATAATTTTAAGAACTGTGTTTTGGTGCTCTTTCGGAATGCTCCAACCTCTGTAGTTACTAAACCAAGTGTTACGGATTGTGCCAAAAGTGGTTGGTACTTCGTTGGCGATTTCGGTAATCAATTTTGTTTTGTCTTTTACCGAAACGAATAGCATTTTAATTGTTTCGATTTGCGGTTGTTCTTTTTTTGTTTTGGTCATAAATTTCTGTTTATCGGTTTTTTATATCTTTTAATCGTATTTCTAACAACTTTTTTTAATCTCAATACTTAAATAATAGTATATTTGTGTTGTTGTTGTTGTTGTAATACTTAGCAAAGATAGTGCAATATTTCACATTTGCAAATAAAATAGTGCAAAATTTCACTTTTAAATTAAAATAATTTATAATTAATTGAAAATGAACGGGATAGAATTAAGAGAAAATCGTATAAAACACGGTCTAACACAAGAAAAGTTAGGCGAGTTACTCGGTGTATCTAAAAGAACCGTGATAAATTATGAACAAGGCGAAGTGATACCAAATACAAAAAGTGAAATATTGCATCGGGTATTTAGTGGAAGTCAAACGATAGAGTTAAAAGAAAAAGACGACGAACTAACCAGTCTTATAATAGACAAACTATTTAAGTCGGATAAATTCAAAGAGAAGTTACTGGATTATATTAAAGATAATATGTCCGTAATAGGTGAGGAGGAAGCAATAAAATTTGAGGCTTATTTAATGGACTTCATTAAACAGCAGAAAGGCAACCAACAATAGGTTAAGGTTTTGTTTGTTTTGGTAATCTTTAAGTAAACGCTCAAGCATTTCCAAAGGGATTTTCTTTTCGTCATAAAGGCGTTTAATCATCATAAGGTACTGAAGTCGGGCAAACATAACAGATTATTTTAAAATCGACCAAAGGTAAATAACTATCGTTAAAAGTAAATGTTAAAATTATGAAAAATATTACAGACAAGGTTTTTGATATTATAGAGATATTAAAAGCGAGAGGCGATGTTAGATTTTATGCGGATGTTTACCGAGTGATGGATATGCAGAAAGGAAACTTTAACCAGGTTAAAATGCGCAGTTATGACTTTACCGTTAAACAGCTTTGCCTATTCATTAATCACTACAAAATAAACGCCAATCATTTGTTTAAAAACGACCCGAAAATCTTTGACACAAATAATACACAAATACAAAAAAAAAGTGAGTATTCGATTTTCTCAAATAACTAACAATCAATTAATTAACTTTTTAAAAACATAGTGCAGAGTTTCCCTCTTTCTCCGCTACTAATTGGGAAACGTACTAAACACACGGCTTCCCAATTTTTCGTTTAAATACAGTACACAAATAATACACAGATGAAGCCTATTTATTCAATCCCGAAAGTCAGTAAAACGACCTCTTTATGGTACGTTCATTTTCGATACGAGGGTAAACAATTTAGGTATAAGATGAACTTAAACAAAATTGAGGACTTAGAAGAAAGAGCCGAAAGTTTTAATCGGTTGTGTATTGCTATTTATGAAAAGCTACGAAGCGGTTGGAATCCTAATTTAAAAGAAGTTCCCGAAATGGGAACTAATTATACTTTTTTAGAGGCGTTAGACTTTGCCATTAGTAAAAAGAAACCTAACATATCAAAGAAAACCGCTTTAGGTTACGAGGGTACGATTAAATTTATTAAGACCGCCACTAAACAACTACGACTTATTAACTTACCGATTACCGAAGTCAAACGGGTTCATATTAAAACGATAATGGAAAAGGCTCAATCCAATAGGTGTTGGACTAATAACGCCTACAATAAGCATTTAAACCAACTTAAGGCGGTTATGAGTGAACTTATCCAATATGACATTATCGAAAGCAATCCCGCCCACAATATTAAAAATTTAAGGATTGAGGAAAGCATAGCACACGCTCCGGCAACCGATGAGCAAATGAAACTTATAAAAAAAGAGTTGTTAGAGAATCATTACAACTTTTATATTTTCATTCTCCTGATCTATAACTTAGGGATCAGACCGGAAGAGATTTTAAAGATTACTTTAGATATGATTGACCTCGATGCTGATTTGATAGTGTTACCGCCAAACATAACAAAAGGGCGTAAGAAGTACCGAACACTACCAATCACGAAACAGTTAAAAGAGTTTCTACAAAGTTTGCAGTTTGAAAACTTACCGAAGAGTTATTATTTATTTGGTAGCTTTAGACAGCAAGGCAAGGGGAACGTTGGCGCAAGTGTTGATTTTATCCCCGCACCTACTCCGCTAAAAAGAGATACAGCAACAAAAAGATGGCATAAGATAGTCAAAGTTGGTTTAGGGATTGATGTAACTATGTACTCTATGAAGAAATACGGAGCAAATAAGAAAGCCGAAGCGGGTATTTCTATTGATGCTATACAGGGAACGTTCGGGCATAGCAAAAAAGAAACTACTTTGATATACCTGACTAAGCAAAACGAGATTAACCGTAAGGAGATAATGGATAAGTCGCCTGATTTGTAAACAGATTTGTTTATAACCAAAAATCCCCATCTAAATCAATAGTGGGGATTAATGAACCAAACTAAAAAAACATTATGAAAAACCAAAGATAAAAAATATTTTGATAAAAGTATAGTTTATAGATACTTTTTTTGTAGCTTTGTTTTATGATAATCGAATTAAAGAGATGGATTGAACATTTAAACGATGAAGATAGCGTTTTCAATCCCTCTTTTATCCCACAAGGAGAGTTTACAGACTTTAAGATTAGATTAGATAGGATTGATGGGTATAGTATAGAAGATGACGAGTTAGTGCTTATAATAGGCGGAAATGAATTCTTTTTTGAATATGATGATAAAGCCTATAAGCAAATAGATAATTATTTTAAAATGTTGAATACAAGCATATCAAACTAACTAAATGAAAAAACTAATTTTTGTGCCTTTCCTATTTTTAGGATGCACAACTGATCAAGCACCGATTGAAACTTGTAATTGTGAATTGGCTTTGTATGAAAATTTAGCACCGGTAGGATGCTTTGTTGAAAGAGAGAATGTAGAGTTAAATTGTGATACAAGACAACCAATAAACACTTATTACAATAGTCAATTTATTAAATGTTTAGATAATCAATAAAACGCCAGTCGCAAATTAATGACTGTTTAACCTACTTCGGTAGGTTTGCGTGTTTAAAATAATTAACAACAAAGTAAGATAAATTATGCCAAAGGAAGGAGATATAAACAATCCAAATGGAAAAGGCGGTTTTGGGGAAAATCCTCAAAATAGAGCCAATGGTAGATGGTCTAAGGATACTTCTATAAGCTATTGGTATAACCATATAATAAGATTATCGGTTAATGATTTTAATTCTTTTAAACCGGAAACAATAGCGCAAGAATTAGCGTATAATTCAGTTGTAGAAGCTAAGAACGAATTAAGCTATTTAAAAGAGGTTACTGATAGAACTGAAGGTAGAGCAATGCAACCAACTGACTTAACAAGTCAAGGGGAAAAAATCAATGTTCCAACCGCAATAACGGTCGAAATAGTAAAGAATGAATCTACAAGCGACACCAGTATTTCAGAATAATTGGGATGCCTTAACTTCTCAAAAGTATAAATACATTATCAATAGTGGTTCTTCTCGTTCAAGTAAGACCTTTTCAATCATTCAAATATTTTGGATATTAGCTTGGACTAAACCACGTACAAAGTTAGCAGTATTCCGGAACACAAAAAAAGATTGTAAAGATACTATCTTACAAGATATGCTTAAATATTACCCAACTTTAGAGAATTGGGATGATGTTAAGTATAACAAAACCGAAAGCACTTTGACTTTTCCTAACGGATCTACAATCTACATTGAAGGAACAGATGACGAGTTAAAAGTTCACGGCTACCATTCAGACTATCTTTGGTTTAATGAAATCTACAAAGTACCGTTAGAAGTATTTAATCAATTAGATATGCGTTGTAGTGGCGTTGTATTCTTAGATTATAATCCTATCGGTAAGATGTGGAGTGATGACTTAATAAAGCAAGATAACGCAATAGTTTTACATTCTACATTTAAAGACAATCCCTTTTGCCCTACTGAGCAGAAGAAGAAAATACTATCATATGAGCCTACAGAGTACAATATTAAGCAAGGCACAGCAAGTGATTACCTTTGGACTGTTTACGGCTTAGGGTTGAAAGCTGAGAAGCCTAACAGAATATTCAAGAACTGGAAAACAATAACAGATAAGGCGTTTGAAGATTTGCCTTATCCAATGTACTACGGAATGGATTTCGGTCTTTCCGCCCCGAGTACCTTAGTAGCTATGAAATTCGATGGAGATAATACGTTTTTCTTTAATGAGATTATGTATAAACCAATGAATAAAATGTCAGGAACGTTGTCAGAGGAATTATTTAACTTAGGAATTGACCGAAATATTGAGATAATCTGCGATAGTTCCAACGAAATAAACGAAAGCGAAGGCAGAAAGCTAAAGAATAGCGGGTTTAACGTAATATTTGCCCTAAAAGGAAAAGGAAGTGTAAAAAGTGGTATTGAACTACTCCAAAAGAAAAATGTCTATTATACGGCTTCGAGTAGCAATTTAGAGCAAGAGTATGAAAACCACAGTTGGAGAGTAGTACAAGGTTTTCAATTAGATGAGCCGGAGCAAGGCAATGACCACTTAATTGATGCTTGTAAATACGTTTCAAATTGGTATGCAAGGACACGTTATTTAACCTAATAAAAAAAATATTAAAATAATAGTATCTTTTAAAGATACTTTTTATATATTTGTAAAATTATAGATACTGTTGTGAAACAGCGATTAATTTATGGTAACAAAATCAGTTAGTTTATTCGGGCGTGAACTATGGCGTGTAGAACGTAATAGAGCGGGTCAATTCTCTTACACTTTCCTCGATGGAAGTGGTTTTAACGACAATGGTAAATACTTAGAGTTATACTTCAAAAACCCAGTATTAAACACTATTGTTAACTTAAGAGCAGAGTTGTATTCTCAAATGAAGATACAGCATATCGATAAGAATGATAAGGTAATTGAAGACAGTCCTTATGTAGATTTACTTTACAATCCTAACTACTTCCAATCAAAAGAAGATTTCTTTTATCAGCAAATGGTATTCTTATCTACTGCCGGTAATGATTATATGTATCAAAAGAAAGCCTTTGCAAATGAACTTCCGAAAGCTATATACAATCTAATCCCAACAGAGATTGATTTAAACAATACTCATAAGCTAAATAAATTCTTAGTTACCAAGCAAGACATTAAGGCTTTTAATGAGCGTAAAATTAAATATAACTTAGATGGTCAGAATTATGATCTATACTTAGCTGACATCATTCCTTTGTACGATTTAGCTAATGGTTTAGAGAATAATACATTTATGCAATCGCCAAGCCGAGTTAAGGCAATCTATAAGGTGTTATGTAATATCGATGAAAACTTAGCATCAAAGAACATCAATTTAAAGATGAGCCAAAAGTACTTATCTAAGAATGAGAGTACCGGTAACGAAGCACAAATACAAACATCTGACAGAAACTCGATTGAAAACGCTTTAGATAGAAAGTCATTAATTGTTACTAATGCGAATGTAAACGTTCAGCACTTAGTTAATGATATGAAGAAACTGTTTTTAGATGAGCAGTTTGCGGATGATGCTAACAAGTGTTTGTTGGCTTTCGGTCTTAATAAGGATGTGCTAAACTACTACGCTAAAGACAGCACGTTTGAAAACCAAGAGAAAGGAGTTATCAAATACATTCAAAACTCTTTACAATCTACTGCCGATAACACTATGAACTCTTTATCCTCACAATGGGGATTACTTGAAAGAGGCGAAAGACTTAAAGCATCATTCGACCATTTAGCGGTTATGCAGTCAATCGTTATTGATAAAATCAATTCGTTTAAAGCGATGCAAGAGGCTATTAAGTTGGGATTAGAGAATGGAACGGTTACAAGTGCCGATGCTATTAAAATGAGTAATGAATTTAAAATGAAGTTAGGGTTATGAGTACTAAATTAAACTTACAGCAAATCAATAAGCAATTAGACTTAGAGAAGATAAAGAAAGAGAATCCAAGTTTATATGCTTCAATACAAGAGAAAAATAAAAAAGCAAATCAAATCGTTAGAAAATGACAATAGAAGAAATAGTAAAGAACAAAGTTGAGTTGGCAAACATTAAGAAGTTAGCTACTAAGCATACTGATTGCGTTTCTAACAAACCTTTGAAGAATAGTGATACAATCGATAAGGCTATAAAATTAGAAGGCTATAACGATGGAAGTCTGCAAAAGGTAATCGCCAATACTTACTACTGGTTAGACAGTCATCAGGATGTTCACGTTAAAGGAACGTTTACAAAGTCTATCAAAGAAAATATTAATAAAATATATCACTTAGATAATCACGATAGTAAAAATGGTTTTCGCTCTAAAGTTGGCAATGTTAAAGACATTCAAGAGATTGAAGTTAAATGGACTGATTTAGGTGTAGATAAGGAAGGAAATACCATTTGTGTAGTTGGTAGTACTGAACTTATAGAAGATTATAATAAACAAGTTTATGATGCTTATAAGAATGGAGAAATAGATCAGCACTCTGTAGGTATGATTTACCTTGATATGCAGTTAGCGGTTAATGATAAGCAGTATCCGGAAGAGTTTAAGGTTTGGAATGAGATTTATCCATTATTAGGGAATCAAGAGGAAGCCGACAAGCTAAATTATTTTTGGGTACAAAAGCAAGCCAAACTAAAAGAAATTAGTTGTGTGCTTTGGGATGGTTCTAATGCACTTACACCATCGATTAAACAAGATATAGAAGTAGCCGATACAATCACTACTACTGATATAGAAGCCGAGAAATCACTTCAAAACGAGAAACAACAACAATTATTAAAAGAATTATTAAACAAATTTTAAATGGAAGATTTAATTAAAGAGTTAGGCACAAGAATAGATGCCTTTAAAGAAACAAGCGTAAGCAAAGACGATTTAGCAACGCTTAAAGCTGATTTAGAAAGTATCAAATCAAACGGGGTTGATAAAACCGTAGTTGATGCATTAAAAGCAAACATTGATGAGTTATCAATTACTATCCAAGATTTTCAAACAAAATCAAAAGGTAATGGAGAAACTTTAGTTGATGTTATTAAAGAAAACAAAGAAACTTTAAAAAACATTGCTAAAAACAGAAGTAACGAAGAAATCACTATCAAAGCTGATACTTTAAGAGCTTCAATCGCTACAAATCCACACGACCTTTTAATTGGTGGAGTTGGTCAATTAGCACGTAAAAGAAGAAGCCTTTATGACTTTTTCCCTAAAGTACAAGTTGGAAGCGGTAACCATAATGGTACTATTGCTTACATCGATTGGGATGAGGCTACAACTGTAAAAGCGGCTGCAATGGTTGCTGAAGGTGCGCCTTTCCCTGAGTCAACTGCAAAGTTCAAAGGTTACACTTTAGCACTTAGAAAAGTTGGAGATACTTTACCAGTATCGGAAGAGTTTTTGACTGATGAAGTTTTAGCGGCTTCTGAATTAGATTTGTTTTTGTCTACAAACGTTGAAGATAAAGTAGATAGCCAAATCGTTGTAGGAGATAACACGGGAGAAAACCTTAAAGGTTTAGTTTCAAGTGTTCCGGCATTTACTCCAGTAGCTTCTGGAATTACAGATGCTAACATTTATGACCTTTGTATTAAAGTATCAGAAGCAATTACTGCTACCGGTGGTGCTAAATACAGACCTGATTTCGTTGCTATGAATATTGCAGACATCAACAAGTTACGTTTGAAAAAAGACTTAGATAACAACTATGTATTTGACAGAAACGATGACAGAATTTTGTCTTTAAACATTATCGAAGATAACAACGTTGTAGCTAATACTATGTATTTAGGAGATAGCCGTTTTGCACGTATCTACGAAATGGGTGGTGTAACTGTTTCTAAAGGAATGGTTGATGCTCAATTTACTGAGGATATGATGACAATCAAAGCACGTAAGAGATTAGCGTTCTTGATTAGAGAAGCTGACAAAACTGGTTTCTTGAAAGTAACATCTATTTCTGCCGCTTTAACAACTTTAGCTTCGTAATATGAAAGAAGTAGTATTTACAGTTGATTTTGCCAATAAAGTAAAAGGAGATACCTTTAAATGCGACAGTATGTTAGCGAATCATTTGGTAAATATTGACAAAGTAGCAAAGTATAATGTAAAAGAAGTTAAACCGAAACAAGATAAATAATGCCTAATATAGTAAACAAGACTTATTTCCAAAAAGCCAACGAGTTGTATATTCCTTTATCGGTTACTGCTCCCGTTAGCAATGTTTCTGCTCAAAGTCCAAGTAACGTTAGTTATTTAGATAACCTTTGTGCTAAAGTGGAAAAGTCTATTTTACTAAATGCGTTAGGTTTAACAGCTTATAATGAACTCCAAGTGGCGTTAGCGGATATTGATGATCCGCTAAACGCTAACTGGAAATTGTTAGTGCAAGGCGATGAGTACGATGGTAAAGTGTGGGAAGGTTTAGATAATGATTATTCGTTAATCGCTTACCATATTTACGAGTTATTTGTTACCGATACTAACGATAGACTGTCAGCAGTAGGAACGACACAAGTAAACCCACAAAGCGCAAGTTTAGTAACTCCGATGTATAAGATAGCTAATGCAAATTGTAACTTCTTAACGAAGTATCAAGATGGCTATTTAACATATCCGTTTGTTTACAACGATGGCGAGTTTATAGATTGGTTTGGCAATCAAGAGGCTATTGAAGTAAGTCTATATCGTTATTTAAATGATAAAAAGGCTAACTTTACAAGTGTTGATTTAACCAAGTTTAGGGTTTACCAAAGTAAAAACTCTTTTGGAATATGATAGTTTTTGAGGAGCAGTTAGCACGTTTAGTCGATGTATTGCCAGCGTTTGTTGATGCAGAAACTAATAGCTTTGCAGTAAAGTATGGATGGGGAGATATAGACGAACTTAATAAATATATGTTTATTAATGGTGGTTCTATTTATCCACTTATATGGCTTACAAACACTCAAGACAATCACAATCTAAGAGAGCCGAATGTTAAGAGAAACGCAAGGATAATTATAGCGACACGTTCTTTGTCTCAAGATGAGTTAAGTCCGTTTCAGTACAGTAATGACTTTGCAGTTATCTTACAACCTACGCTTGACAATTTAATAAAGGCATTAAAAGAAAGTGGCATTTCTATTTTAGACTTATCGACTGTTAAAACCGAAAGAGTGATTAATTACGGTGTAGAGTTTAGAAAAGAATACCAAACGCAAGGACAAACAAATACTATTGATGTTTGGAATGCTATTGTTTTCGATGCAGAAATAACGTTTACAAGTACGACAACTTGTTTAAATAATATTAATTTTTAATTCATAATAAATTATGGCAATAAATACGGGTGTAGATTGCACCACAAGTAGATTAGGTAGCGGACTTGAAAGCTGTCAAGCGATTGAAGGCTTACCTAACGGATTTATTCTCGTTCCTAAAGGATGGTCGAGAAACAAAACAACAGATACTTTTGATAAAGAGTATGTACAAGAGCAATGCCAAATAGGGAACTTTATTCCGTTGGTAGGTTGTTTTGAAATGGTTTCAGAAACTCCTGATGCAGTAACACAAGAAAGTCAATCAGGACTTATGGAAGTTGTAAGACAAGGTAAACCAGTATTTACCGGTACTTACAAAAATGGTTTGGCTTTCCAAAAGATAGCTTACTCTTATAACTCATACAATCAGTATGATGTATTGGTAACTTACGAAACTGGTTACATTAAGTGTGCTGAAACAGTTGATGGTACTTCTATCAAAGGTCTTTCAGTTGGTATGTTGAACACTAACGGATATACTGAGAACAACGGTAGTACTTCCGCTTCAACAATGATTAAGTTCCAAGTAACGGATCCTTTTGAGTACAACCAATATGTAAACCTATTAACTGATTTAGACTTCAATCCTAATACTGAATTGTTTGGTATTACTGATTGTGTTTTAACTGGTCGTGCTGATGTTTCAGATGCTAAAGTTTACGTAAAAGTAAAATGGTTACACAATGAGCAGTTTAATATCTTAGGCTTAGCACTTGCTAACTTTAGATTGACTATTGATGGGGTTGCTAACACTATTACGGCAGTAACTTACAATAGTACTACTGGCGAGTATGCTTTAACTCCTACTGCAACCCTTACAACGGGCGATAGTGTAGTGGTTCAATTATACGATGCAACAGTACCTACTGCAACGGCTAAGTTAGGCAACAAGTTGTACAAAGGCACAACAGTAGCGATTACTCCGGTAGCATAATTTGATTAATTTTTATATAGGTAGGGCGGTTTAAATTACCGCCTTATTTGTATAAACAAACTGTAATAAGATGGAAATATTTAACGTTCAGATATTTGGAGATTGCGCAAAAGGTTTTTTAGAGTTGTGCTGTTCAAAGAAAAAAGAGTGGATTAAAACAAACACAAATCAGTCAGACGATGCGTTGATTGATGAGTTCCTACAAAGTAATTATATTAAAAAGAATGTTTGTTGCGCTAAATGTGGCGAAAAATACAAAGAAAATGATTTCAGCAAAGACAATGTTAACGAGATTACAATCATTGAACCAGCAGAGAGTGGAATCGATGGTGGAAGAAATAGTGTTGAGCGACCAAAAAAGACTAAAGGAAGAAAAGATTAATGAATGGGAACAAGGTATTAATCCCGATGGCAGTAAGATAGGAGTTTATAAAGATGCTGAATATGCAATATTTAAAGACAATATAAATCCAAGAGCGGGCGGATATGTAGATTTATTGTTAACGAGAGGAACGGCTAACACTTTATTTGTTATTCCTACCGAAAAAAGAAGGTTTAAATTTAAAATGTTTGATAGATATAATTTGATTGGTAGGTATACAGATAGTATTACTGGATTAAATCAACAAACTTTTGATAAAAGACAAAATGATATTTATAAATACATTTTGATTAAAGATATAAAGAAGATACTAAATGGCTAAATATAACTCGATAGATACAATACCAGCCAAAGTGTTTTGGGATGTTCTTAAGTCTAAAAACTACCAACTTCTTAAACCTAAGCCAAGAGAAAAAGGTCTTGAGGATGTTTTTATAGGCATTTATGATGAGTTTTTTATTAAGTCTGACAATTCAGAGGCTAAAAGATACTTACAACTAACTAAAGAAGTGTCGTTTTTAGAGTGGAAAATAGCAGTAATTAAGCAAGTATTACACTTTACTTATTACAATACAACTACCAAAGAAATGCGCTATGATATTATCAAAGCATTAAAAACGGGATGTAATATTGATATTGATACAG